CTCCCTGATAACCTGAAGAAAAAGGGTCGTCCTCCGAAGGAACAAGACAACTTGGCTACGCCAAGAGGTCGCCCAAAGGGTTCAGGTAAATTGACTATGGCTAAATACGCTGATGCCAAGCCATTAGCTATGTTGCCCAAGACTGAGAACCAACGGGTCAAGGAACTCAAGGAACTCCTGATAAACAGTGCTGGAGTCAATGTTGTACAGAAGACTGTTCAGATTGCCCTTGATGATGACCACCCTGCACAGATGGCGGCGTTGAAGCTATGTATGGATAGGATGCTTCCCGTTACTCTGTTTGAAAAAGAAGGAAAACAGCGTTCAGCAATTACAATCAATATCACGGGCATAGGTGAAATTAGCCAAGTTGACACTGTAGATGCTGAAGATATTGAGGCAAAAAATGACGATTAAAAGTGAACGGCATCAAGCCAAACTTAATAATGAAAAGTTTTATTTCACTGGTCAACCATGCGTTAATGGGCATATAGCTAAACGATATACAAGCAAAGGGTCTTGTTGTGAGTGCATGAAGATTGCCTTTGAAATTAAAAAAGAAAGCAAATTACAGCAAATGCGGGACAACTACGCATTAAAGAAACCTGAGTATTCAGAAAGAATGGTGGAGTGGAGAAGCCTTAACAAACATAAGCAAGCTACATATTCCTCTCATAAAAGAGCCGCTTTGTTGGAAAGAACTCCAAAATGGCTCTCTCCTTTAGATAAACACAAAATTGAGGAATACTATTACACAGCCAATATGCTTGGAATGCACACTGGAGACTACTACCATGTTGACCATATTGTTCCTTTGCGTGGGAAAAACGTAAGTGGTTTGAATGTTCCTTGGAATCTACAGATTCTTGAAAAACATAAAAACCTTCAAAAAGGTAATCAATTTAATGGCTGATCTATCATTTAAACTTTTGCCTTGGCAGGAGACAGTATTTAAGGATTCCACAAGGTTTAAGGTGATAGCCGCTGGTCGTAGGTGTGGCAAGTCTCGTTTGGCGGCGATTACGTTGCTTATAGAGGGGTTGCGTTGTCCTGCTGGTAGTGCAGTGTTATATGTAGCGCCAACTAACGGACAGGCAAGGCAGATTGTTTGGGATGTATTGATGGAGTTGGGGCGGGAGGTTATCCAAGCCAGCCATATCAATAATATGGACATTACCTTGATAAACGGAGCAAAGATTTATGTCCGAGGTGCAGATAGACCAGATACTTTGCGAGGAGTGTCGCTCACCTATGCTGTGCTTGACGAGGTTGCAGACATCAAACCCGAAGCATGGGAACAGGTTATTCGTGCTTCTCTGTCAGACAAAAAGGGTAGGGCTATGTTCATCGGCACTCCCAAGGGTCGCAATTTCTTCTATGACATCTTTAAACTTGGAATGTCAGAAGAAGATACAGACTGGAAAAGTTGGCATTTCACCACCAAAGACAACCCTTTAATCGACCCTAGTGAAATCGAGAGCGCAAAGAAGACCCTAAGTTCGTTCGCCTTCAAGCAAGAGTATATGGCATCTTTCGACAATGCGGGTAGCGATGTCTTTAAAGAAGAGTGGATTAAGTACGGAACTGAGCCTGAATATGGTTCTTACTTCATAGCTGTTGACTTGGCTGGATTTGAGGAAGTGGCTAGACAGGCGGCTAACTCTAAGAAAAGGCTAGATCAGACTGCCGTTGCTGTAGTCAAGGTGACTGACGAGGGCAAATGGTTTGTCAAAGAGATTGTTTATGGGCGTTGGGACATACGGGAGACAGCCGCCACGATTCTGCTGAAGATGCGGGAATACCGCCCTTTGAGTGTTGGAATTGAGCGAGGTGCGTTAAAAAACGCTGTTTTGCCTTATTTAAGTGACCTAATGAGGAAAAATAATGTATATTCCCATATAGTTGACTTAACGCATGGCAACAGGAAAAAGACTGACAGAATTATCTGGAGTCTCCAAGGAAGGTTTGAGCATGGGCGTATTGTGCTGAACTCTGAGGAAGATTGGGATGAATTCAAAGATCAACTCTTGATGTTCCCCGCCCAAGGTGTTCACGATGACTTACCTGATGCTCTCTCCTACATTGACCAACTGGCTGTGACCTCATACTTTGTTGATGACCAAGAAGATGAGTGGGAGCCTCTAGATATTATTTCGGGGATATAAATGGCAACAGATAAAGAAGTCAAGTTAGAACAAAACGAGTTTTATCAACCCACCGAGGCTGACGAAGAACTTACAGCATTTGTTACTGACCACTGCACTAAGTGGCGTGACTACAGAGATACTAACTTTCTTCCTGATTGGCTGGAATACGAGCGCATCTTCCGTGGTCAATGGGCGGCTGAAGATAAGACCCGTGAGTCTGAGCGTAGCCGAATCGTAACTCCTGCTACCCAACAAGCTGTAGAGACTCGCCATGCCGAGATCATGGAAGCTATCTTTGGTCAGGGCGACTTCTTTGACATTGAGGACAACATCCAAGACGTTAATGGAAACCCCATTGATGTTGAGATGATTAAAGCTCAGTTGATGGAAGATTTTAAGAAAGACAAGATCAGGAAATCTATCGACCAGATCGAATTGATGGCTGAAATCTATGGAACAGGCATTGGCGAGATCATTGTCAAGACTGAGAAAGAATTTATTCCCTCTACTCAACTCATCCCTAATCAACAGGGTCAAGCGGCTATTGGCGTGATTGAGAGGGACAGGATTGGCGTGAAGATTATGCCTATCAATCCCAAGAACTTCTTGTTTGACCCTAATGGAACATCTATTGATGACTGCATGGGCGTGGCTATTGAGAAATACGTCTCAATCCACAAGGTTGTAGCTGGTATTGAAAAAGGCATCTACCGCAAGGTAGACATCACGCCCACCTATGAAGATACTGACCTAGAGCCTACCCAAGAGGTAAGCCAGTACCAAGATGAGAAGGTTCTTTTGTTGACGTACTACGGGTTAGTTCCCCGTGAATACCTCAACAACATGGAAGAAAACAAAGACATTGTTGAGTTGTTTCCTGAGAATTCAGCGGCAGAAGACTACAGCGATATGGTTGAAGCCATTGTAGTAATTGCTAATGATGGTTTGTTGCTCAAGGCTGAAGAAAACCCTTACATGATGAAAGATAGACCTGTAATGTCTTATCAAGACGATACAGTGCCTAATCGTTTATTGGGGCGAGGTACAGTGGAAAAAGCCTTCAATATGCAGAAAGCTATTGATGCTCAGACTCGGGCTCACTTGGATTCACTCGCTTTGACCACTGCCCCTATGGTTGCTATGGATGCCACACGCTTGCCCCGTGGCATGAAGTTTGAAGTCAAGGCTGGTAAGGCCATTCTCACCAATGGCAACCCAAATGAGATTCTGTATCCATTCAAGTTCGGTCAGAGTGACCCAAATAACCTAGCAACTGCCAAAGATTTTGAGCGTATGTTGCTTCAGGCTACTGGTACGCTGGATTCAAACGGCATGGTTTCTCAGTCTAGCCGTGATGGTGGTGGTATGTCGATGGCTGTTGCCTCCATCATCAAAAAATACAAGCGTACTTTGGTGAATTTCCAAGAAGATTTCCTTGTTCCGTTCATCAAAAAAGCGGCTTTCCGCTATATGCAGTTTGACCCAGAGCGTTATCCCTCTGTGGACATGAATTTCATACCTACAGCTACCCTTGGCATCATTGCTAGGGAGTATGAACAACAACAATTCATTGGTTTGTTGCAGACTTTGGGTGCAAACACCCCTGTTTTGCCTATTTTGCTCAAAGGAATTGTAGGAAACAGCAGTCTGTCTAACAGAATGGAGTTGATTGCCAAGTTGGATGAAATGATGCAACCAAATCCTGAAGCACAGCAGATAGAACAGGTGAAACAGCAGTTAGCTATTCAAACAGCACAGGCAAATATTGCTGTTCAGACTACTCAAGCAGAGCAAAATCGTGCTGAAGCCACTAAACTGGCTGTTGAAGCGCAGTTAATGCCGCAAGAAGTTCAGACAAAGAACATGGCGGCAATGACAAAGAATCTTCCCAATCAGGATGATCAAGCATCTAGGGAATTTGACAAGCGAGTTAAGATTGCTGAGTTGATGTTGAAGGAAGCTGACATCAAAAACAAGTCTAAGATTGTTGAATTGCAGATGGCTGAGAAAAACAACAAGATTTCAGGCATGGAAGAAGATTTCTTGAACCAACTTACCAAGCAGTTAAGCTCTGCTCAAACTGGTACTGAATAATGGATGTAGAAAACCTAGCCAAAGAGTTAATTCTCAAGAATATGACTCCTGAACAGCAGATGGCTGTTTTAGATTCTGTTCGTCAGTCTGTTATTCAAGCCAAAGAAGTGCAAAAACGTAAGATTGGCGAGAATGTTGATCTTGTTGTTCAGGCACTCAAGAAGATTGAGTCTGACATTCGTTCCCGCTTTGATGATGTAGGAAATTCCATTGAAAAGCGTGTTGCGTCTATTCAAGATG